GAATTGAACAACGTGGATGGTCGCAAACGGACTTGGCCATTGTTGTAGGTGTTAGTCCATCAGCTATCACTCAGTTGCTAAAAGATGGAAAAGGGAGCGATGACTTGAAACTTCGCATTAACAAGAAGTTGCGAATCAACGAGTCGTGGGAAAAATTTGAGGAGTAGAACAATGAGGCCAAAACGATATCCGTATAGCAGGATAAAACGAAAATTAACAATAAGTGCAGAATATATAAGTGCTAAGAATTTGTTAGTTAGCTCTATTGACGAGAGACAACTCCAGAAAGTTATCGAAAAATTAAAGAAATTCATGGAAGGTTAATAAAATATGGGACAATACATTTTACCTAAAATCGAAATTAACTGCGATGAGTTCACAGAACACACAGATAGCTTTTTTAAGTATCCAAGACATGAATACCATTTTGGTAATGGATACGGTGCGAGCGTAATTCACAACAAGTATTCTTACGGGATTGAATTGGCAGTCGTCAAATACAACAAGGAAACAGGTTCGTGGGACTTAGATTACGAATCAGGGATAACCAATGATGTGATTGGATACATCGAAGATAAAGAGGAATTAGAAGAAATTCTTATTAAGATTTCAAATTTATAAACAAAAAAACACCTGACGAAGTCAGGCGCTTACTAAAATTTTCAATTTAATTATATCACAGAAAGGAGCAAAAATGGAAGCAGTTGAAATTGTAAGAATTAAAGATGTGATCATCGAAAAAGTTTCGGCTAATGATAAAGAATTAGAACACATCTTCGGATGCTCAAAACGACAAGCAGGAGACATGAGACGAGAGATGAAGAAGCTACCTAGCCAACAGAGACATCTTAGAAATGATGGCCAGCTTGTCACAATCAAAGGTTTTGACGAATATCTGCAATATCGTGGGACTCAAGCATGGGAGAAAGAAATGAAAAAAAGCAAGAAAATGAGGTCAGTCGGATGAACTTTTTAACAAAAATAAAAAACTGGTTGGAAAAAGAAATAAATACTGATTGGAGAATCGTAGCTTTGGATTTAAACAGAGCATTGATTGACCTTCAAGAAAAATACCAACAAGCAAATCAGCGTATAGCAGATCTTGAAAATATTGTGGCGATTTATGAAGAAAAGGAGAAGGCGAGATGATGGAGTACATTTACCTGGTAACAATCGTTGGAATCATCCTGTGGTCACTAGTAAATAAACTAGATGATCACGCTGAAATGAAGCAGAAAGAACGTCAGCTGATGGCAAGTAATGTCGCACGCATGAATCTGAGAAACTCAGACAAGCGATTTACTTATGATGTAGAGCCACCTGTAGGGTTGAAATAAGGAGAGAAAGACATGACACAAGCGGAACGAATTAGGGAATATTATAGAGAGCATCCTGCTGCCTCATGTGATGAAGTGGCTGAGGTTGTTGGTACAACAAATAGCAACGTAAGGGCGAACCTGGCCAAAGACATCAAGGCGGGCAGATGTGTCCGCTTGGAAGATAAGTCATACGACTATTCGCCTTACTTCAACCATACAAAGGAACTCACAGATTTGGTTGATTGGAAGAATGACAACAGACGTGAGTGGGTGGATATGCTGACAAGAGCAGCAGAGAAAGAAACGGATAGCAACGTTATGCGTTTGCTGATTAAAGAAGCAAATAAACTAATGAAAGAGGTGACTAAGTAGATGGTTCGAAATAAATTGACAGATTTAACAAATACTTTGTTTGCCCAACTAGAAACTTTGGATGACAGGGATCTTACAGCAGATGAATTAAAAGTGGAATTGCAGCGCTCAAAACAAATGGTCGCTATTTCAGGTCAAATTCTACAAGCAGGACAGCTCGCCCTGGATGCTGAGAAGTTCAAAGATAAGGTAGGTGAGGTTAATGCCCCGATCGCTTTGCTGGAAGGATGAGTACACGGAGTACATGCATGAGATATGCCCTGGTCGTTTAACTCCTGAAGTAACCAGGTTGCTGAATGAGAAATTTGGGACGAACTATACCAAAACTCAAATAGGTGGCGTACGCAAACGCCTTGGATTACCGGTTGGAAAAATCTATCAAGGTAAATTGTTGACAAAGGAGCAACATGATTATCTTGTATCGATCCAAAAAAAATAAGATTTCTCGTGATGTCGCAAATGAAATGAACCAAAAATTTGGCTTATCGCTAACAGAGAAACAGATTAAGAGTTATCGAAGAAATAATAATCTACATAGTGGCTTGACAGGAAGATTTGAGAAAGGTCAGACTCCCCACAATAAGGGGAAGAAGTACCCGAACAGACCACCCAATAGTGGTTACTTCAAAAAAGGTAATCGACCTCCAAATTATGTACCAGTTGGTACAATCAACTACACAACCGACGGCTACCCGAAAGAAAAAATCGGAGAGCCTAATCGATGGGTTTTGAAACATCGCAAGGTCTGGGAGGAACATCATGGGCCAATACCCAAAGGGCATTCGATTGTCTTCCTAGACGGAGATAAAACAAACTATGATATTTCAAACCTAGCTTGTTTATCTAAAAACGAAATTGCTAGAATGAATCAAAATCATCTATTCACGTCCAACGCTGATTTGACTAAAACTGGTATTGGACTAACAAAACTTACAAATAAAATCAGAGAGGTAGAAAAAAATGGCTAGTTTATACGAGCTGACAGGAATCTTTAAACAGATCAATGACATGGAAGGGTTGGATGAAGAAACAAAGACTGACACACTGGAATCGATTGATTGGACTGAGCAGTTTGAAGAGAAAGTCGAAAATACGGTCAAGGTTATCAAAAATAAAGAAGCTGATAAGAAACAGCTTAAAGAAGAGATTGATCGTCTAACGGCAAGGTATAAGTCAATTGATAATGATATCACACGGCTAAAAACAGGTCTACAAGGTGCTTTTGAAATCACTGGACACGACAAGGTCAAAGGGTTGCTCTTTACTGTTTATTTGGCAAAAAATCAGCCTTCAGTAGTTGTTGATGAGGATCTGCTGCCTAAGAAATATTTTGTAATTGCAAAAAAACCTGACAAAAATGCTATCAAGGAATTACTGAATGCAGGTAAGAAAGTCAAGGGTGCTACCTTGCAAGAAAGTAGAAGTTTGAGGATTAAGTAATGGAATTGATGAATAAAACACGAGTAACGGATTCGCTAGCAGTTGTGATTGGACCAGAATCAATTGAAGTGCTTGTTACTGAAGGTTTTCTATTTGATGTTGCGATTCGTTTTGTGAAAGTGGATGAAGCAAATCTTGATCAGGGAAATGAAAAACCGGTATTTACTCCGGAATACAAGCTGGTCACAGTCGCTAAATACAAAGAAAAACCTATTTTTGAATCAGAGGAAGATATTCGAAAATTCGAAAAACAAGCAAAAGAAATTAAGGCGCTATTTGCCTTTGCAAAGGTAAATAAACAAAATTGGTTTAACACTGCCCTTTATCCAGGAGTGCTGACTGAGAAAGTTGGTGTTTGATGAAAATTTTAGCTATTGATCCAAGTAGTAATAAAATCGAAACTAGTACAACAGGAATTGTACTCTTGGATAATGCAAAGCTTGTTGACTATTGGGTAGTGCCTTATGGCGCTCAAAACTTTAAAACCTGGTTCAAAGAGATTGGTCGCAGTCTTGAGTTCGACATAGTGGTCGCTGAAAAATTTGAGGTTAGGGATAATGATTATTCTAGGGACAACACAGTAGTTGAGACCATTGCAGCTATCGAACTATGTTATCCGGACTTGGTGCTGCAGCGTAACGCAGGTTATCAGACAGATATACCAAATGACTTGCTGAAAGCTCTTGGGCTATGGTCCTTTGAAAAGAGTCACCACAACGATGTGAGGGCAGCTGCAAGACTTGGGCTCTTCTACGCCCAGAGAAATGACATTGAGGAGGTGATTGTGGACATTGGCAATCGAATTACGCAAATGGCAAGCTGAAGCAGTTAAACGGAGCGACCGTAATTGCCCTGGTATCTTCCTTGAGGCGTACGGTGGGCGTGGCAAGACCATCTGTGCTTTTGAAATAGCAAAGCACAAGGGGGCTAAAAAAGTCCTGGTTATCAATAATCGGTTGGCCATTCTGGAAGGCTGGAGTAGTACCTATCAAAATCTAGGCTACAATACTGATTTCGAATTAGAAACCGTGACGGACCGCAGATTGCAGAACAGACTTGTAAGCGGTGAGTCTATTGAGTGCGATGTGTTCATTATTGACGAGTGGCAGAATATGTCCAGCGATGCCAATGTGAAGGCTTATCGCAAGGTCAAACGTGGCTATACTGTAGGTCTGTCAGCGACGCCCATCAGGAAGAAGGGACAAAACTTCTACCCGCTTGAAAAAACATTTTTTGGAATGGCTGATCCTAACCAAAAGGAAAACTGGCAACTAGCCCACGGTAAGATGAAATATTCCAAGTTCAGCTATTCTAAGCAAGAATGGGATGACTTCCGCGACTACGAAAGCTACGTGGCTAATCTGCCGAACTTTTTCCGCTGGGAAGATGTTGAGGCGATTGAGGAAGCCGAAGAAAACAACGGATTTGAGGTTATCTTTGAGCCCGTCTGGTGCCTAACTGCTAACCCGGAAGAACTGGAACAATTTAGGAGATTAAATATTGTTGGAAAAGATGGCAAGTACGCCATGGCGAAACAGACATTTGGCCGAAAGACTTTCGAACGATATTTAATCCAGACAGGTTTTGAGGTTGACTTTCCAAAATTGAAAGCAGTTAATGCAGACACTCCAATGCTACTTCAATTAGATCTTCTGCTTGCAAGTAAGACAGACATGTTGATAGTGAGCAAATCTAAGCAGATTGTAGAGGTCATTCGAGAACGTCATCCAGAAATTGGTATTTGGACTGGAGACAAGAAGGACTCCCTTGAACAGACAAACGTTGTGGCAACAAGCCAGGTGTTGGGTGTAGGTGTGGATGGCCTACAACATAAATTTAAGACTATTGTAATTTTAGATCCTGTCAGTCCGTCTGACGGAGATTATGACGATTATCGCCAGCTTCTGTGGCGAGTAACAGGCAGCCGTCAACAGCATGACGTGCGTGTCATTGAATTTTATTTTTAAGGAGAATCAAAATGAAACTTTCAAGTGATTATATTGTAATGCGTGACAAACAAAGCGGACATTTTTTAAATGAACTCAAGAACAAACCATGCTCATTGGCCACTCAGGCCAGTTTTGTGGATGATATTCGAGGCGCTCTTACAATGCCATATGATTGTTATCTTAAACAGAAAACCGTTGTAAAAACATTGGCAAAAACACACGGAATGGAGATTGTTCGGGTTAAGGCCACATTCGATCTAACTTATCCAAATGGTGGAGAAGTTCAAAAAATCGAGCGTGAGAATAAAAATATTGGTTTGTTTGATCTATTGAGAAGTTTATAAAAGGGGGATTTATGGTGACAAAACAACAATCTCCAATCTTTATCACTTTACAGAGCATCCAGCAGAAGTTGGTTGCTCCGAAAGGGCAGTATAACAGTTTTGGGAAGTATAGCTATCGAAGCGCAGAGGATATCCTAGAAGCGCTGAAACCAATCTTGCAGGAACACGATGCAGTATTGATTTTGCAAGATGGAATTGTGCAAATCGGTGACAGGTACTATGTTGAAGCAACTGCGACTCTTTATGCAGTCGGTGAAACCATTGGGACTACAGCATATGCTAGAGAAGATGATAGCAAAAAAGGGATGGATGGTAGTCAGGTTACAGGGGCGGCTTCAAGTTATGCACGTAAATACGCGCTAAACGGACTCTTTATGATTGATGACAACAAGGATCCTGATACAGATGAATATCACAATCAGAATAACCAGGGATCAAGCAAGCAGCAAAAACCAGCTGGTCAGAAAGAGCCACCGGCTGAAAAATCTGTAAAAAGCAATGGATCAAAAACAATTACAGGAGCGCAGGCCAAAGCTATCCGAACTGAACTAAAAAATATGGCTGAAGCTACTGGTAGCCCAGCTGCTGCAATTGGGAACTGGTTCATTGGTAAGATGGGCGTTGACAAACCTGAGAACATTCCAGCTTCTCGCTTAAAAGAAGCTCAAAAAATTATCGCAGATGCAAAGAAAGCAAGAGGTATTGAATAATGGGATATACGGAACTGGGGCGCAAACGTCCGATTGAATTACAGAGCGCTTATTATGATAAGATCCTGGTTTATCAGCACCAAGGTGAGATTTGGGGTGTGTGTTATAAGCACGGAGAAATTGATTGTGTTTACAACTACACTAAGAACGATTTCTTTTGGCTTGAAATTTCAGATATGTCCTTAAAAGAAATTGTTACTAAAATTATCCAGCCTTTGAAGAGAAATTCCCCAGGATCATACGGACTTGATGAGAGTACGTTCAGTAGAATTTTGGAGGTAATAAAATAATGATCAATAATGTTGTACTCGTAGGTCGTATGACCCGAGATGCTGAACTTCGCTATACTCCTCAAAATGTAGCAGTTGCGACTTTTACT